GGGGGGGGGGGGGGGGGGGGGGGGGGGGGGCCAGACGGGGCGGATGGGCGGATGGGCGGATGGGCGGATGGGCGGATGGGCGGATGGGCGGATGGGCGGATGGTCAAAAAAGCCTTATGAATCAATGACTTAAAAAAAGCCTTATAAATCAATGACTTAGAAAATCCCTTATAAATCAGACACTTAGCGATTTTTGCATAGTGAGCGCTTACTTGCAGGGCCAGAAAAATGGTCTGGATATATTAGTTAATAAATGGTTGGAACCCTCTATACCCCCCACTACGCTCTTTTAAAAAAAAAATTGAAACACTTTTTTTGGCCCAAAACAAAACGCCGGAAAAACATTATTTTCGCGGCGTCTAAATTCAACAAAATAATTTTTTTGATGGGTCTAACTTAGAAACTTCAATTTATACATAGTGCTATCAATCAAGTCTGCAATCCCGTCCACCTGGTTCTGCAACTCAGAATCAGCAGGGAATCGTTCCTTGCGCCTTAGCGTTTCCACCTCGCTCGCCAGATATTTCATGTACTCAACCGGATCTTGCGCAATCTTGTAGTCTTCAAAGAAGTCATACAGGATGCCGTATTTTCCTTGGAAGGATTCGACGAACGGGTCCAGCAAATCACCGATAGCTTCGTAATAACCGGCCAGCGCCATATGCGTTGCATAACTGCGCGTCGTCCAGTGCATGATCTGAGTGTTAGTGCGACTGTGCAGCAAACACATAATCATCGACATCAGCGGATCTTTCTCCCGCGCTCCGTCCGCAGATGTTACGTCCACTGCCTCTACTGATGCTCGAAATTTCATAGCCGGCTTTCTTTAAGTCGATTCATTTCTAGTTCGTGAAGCCGATTCATTTCCAACGTTTTTTGGTCCCGGATGCTCATCTTTGCCAGAATTGATTCGTTAATGATTAGAATACTATAGTTCATGGCCTGATCATAGTCTTTGCGCAGCAGACATTCTTCCATTGCTTTAGTCATGCTTCGCATATTGATAATGTGTTCTGAGTAGTCAGTCATTTTCAATCCCTTGCTCAATAGCCCAATATAGCAGCGCAATCGCGTCTGCTTCGTTGTCGTCCTGCGGCTGATGTCCTTTAGCCTGCACCGCCGCTATAACCGCTTCCTTGCTCGCCTGGCCTTTGCCAGTCGCGTGACGCTTAATCGTTCCGACAGGAACACCCTGGTACGCAATATGATGATGCTCGCACCAAGCACTAAGCGTAGCAAGGAAGCCACCATAAGCATGAGCAGCATCGACGCCCAAGTGGCGGCGTACTTCCTCAAAATAAACAGCATCAATTACACCCGCCGCATTCTTAACTTCAGTAAGCCATTTGCGAAACCGCAAGAAGCGCATCCCGCCGCCCTCATACCGGCCAGGCTTAAATCCCTGCGTCCCCGAATTGATTGTGCCATCCTGACTAATAGCCCAGCCAGTTGTTGTGCCTAGATCCAGCGCCAGCACAATCATTTCATCATCTCCGCTATCACTGCTTTGTGTAGTTTCATAGCCGCTTCCTCGCCCCTATGATGTTTTATCGTATCCCTCCACTGCCGCCAGTAATCAGCCCGCTTGTCCTTCTTTTGCAGCTTGATCCTGCGCACCCAATCGTTCACCTCGCATTGATGCCGCCAGGCTTCCCACTCTGTCGTGCTCATCCGTTCCGGGCTCATACTGAAACTGTTCGCACCGTTTTACCGGTCGCCTCAAAGGAAAGGCGCAGATTAACCCAACACGGTTATCTGACCAACTTGAAAAGCGGCAGGATGCGCAGTTCACTTGTTTTCTTCCAGTTCGATTAGCTTGTCAATGTAATGACGCGCTTTCAGCAGATCCTCAACGCCATTTTTTCTACGCCAACGGCTAAGATATTTAACTGCGTTGCCGTCCAAATAACCTAGCTTCCAATCAGCGATTACATCCCAAGGCTCATACTTGCAAACCTTGTAATGATCGCCACCAATTTGATCGTCGTTTGCTGTCATATAAATAATACTTTCTGAAAACTTTGGTTAACAATGTTTTGTTCCCACAATTTTGCTTCTCGCCAATCGTTACCATTTCTTTTTGCTGCTCTTGCAGAGTAACTCCATGCCATGGAATCCGCCGTTGTCAACAACTCTCTAACCAAACCATCAGAAAGAGCGGTAGTTTTTAATCCAAACCCATGAAGTTTCAAATCAGGTCTTTTTGCGTTTATTGCCAAAAGCACTTCTTGGATTGCGCCGACATTTCCATTTCTTTTGCAAACAGACCCAACTCCCACCCACATTCCGTGTTGTAACAAATCTCCATATTGCTCTATGTGGTTTACATAGTCTTTCGGGTTGTAACCTTGCAGCACTGGAATAACTTTTACACCGCCAACATCATAACTTATCAATTGTTTATATCTTTGAATTGTTAAATATTGATGTTCTTCAATTGTTTTGCCAGTGATGTCTAGCATATGTTTTTCGCACATATAATCTTGCGCGACTGCTGCCAACAAATTCCCACAAGTTGACCATCTTTTAATCTGTTGCGCGTACTTTTCAACAGGGTCTGGATAACCGCCATATTTTAAAATAGTGCTAAACGCGCCGCTATCCATTATCCAATCGTTTACTTTAAAGTTTGATTTCCTATCTTTTATTCTGTGAATTGAAATAAACGCAGACTCAAAGTTTTTTGCATCGCTTGGCTGATGCAAACCAACAAAAAACCTCATTTGACATACTTGCCAGAAAACGCATTACGCAACATTTCCTGCACCTTGCGGATATTCTCCTGCGCAGTCTCATGGTCCGTAAACGCTTCGCCAGGCGCAGGCAGCGCCAGCAGCGTCTTACTCGACTCGCGAGATATTGCGGCAAGCCTGCAAGCCTCCACGAACTCAGGAAGAGTCGGGGGCCACCCGCTACCCGACCTCATAAAGTGATCTAAAGCGCCGCCAATTGACTCAGGAGCGACTCCAGCGAGACCAATCTGCCAAGTCTCATGGACGACATGGTGGCCCTCTGGTGGACCCCACATGCCCGCCATTTTCTGCAATCCATAAACACCCGTGAGCCGGGTAAATATCTTATGCACCCAAGCGAGCGGCAATGGTGACGGTCTGGTCATGTTTAGCCCCGGTTAAAGATGCAATGGCAGCGACGTTACGATCGGCAGCAGACTGAGGCCGCGCAGGTTGGTTCTTCCACAACGTCTCAAACTTCTGGTTCTTCTGGAACCAGTTGGCAATGAAACGCTCGACGTTCTTCGGCCGGCGGCTCTTATTCATAGTGAGCCAAATCTGCATCTTCGCAAACTGCTTGTCAGCATCGCGGTGCAGGATCATGTAACTATCCAGCAGATCCTGCGGAACTTCCCATTCACCGTTCATTGTCCAAAGTTTCATCACTTCCCCCAATCGTTAATAGAAAAGTCAACATAACTACCATCACTCGACCAGCGCCGAAAAACGCCTTTCTGCTCCAGCCCGGTTTTCATACTGTGACACTCCCAGCAGAGACTCTGCAATTCAGACTCTCTAAACGCTGCATCTGAAATCTGCCGCCACGGGAACACATGGTCTACAACCGTCGCCATCACAACCAGACCTCGACCCATGCAGGCACCGCACAACGGCTGGCGGCTCAACTGAGCGGCTCTCAGTGACTTCCAAGTGCTGCCCCGGTACATATGCGCCCCCTCCCGGCTTTGAGCGCGCTCGCGGGGCTTGCGCTTGTGCTGCTCGCAGAACGCAGAGCCAGCAACAACGTGCTGCTGGCACTGCAGACTGTTACAGATATTAGGCGGGAGCGACGGCATTGACTCGATACGCTTCAAGTGACTCACCCGAGGCTTCCAGTGTCTTGACCCAGATAGGCTTGCGGCCTCGACCCGTCCACATATCGTTGCCGCGAGCGTACTTGACCGGCAGTTTGATGCCCTTGAGAGACTTGCGCTTCTTCGGTTCAGTCAGCTGCGAGATAGCCAGCGCAGCCCGCTGCATCAACAGTCCAGCAGCGTGGCAGGATTGTTCATCTTGCACTGCAGGCCAGCCGCAGAAGTGGGTTCCAATCGACTCTAGTTGAGTCAGCAGAGATTGCAGATCTTCAGTCATGTCATATCCTATCGGTTAATTATAAAATATCGGCAAATAGCCCCCCTACCCCCCAAGGAGGATAGAGAGTATCGGCGTGTCATAGACTGTGTACCGTTTCCGGTCCCTTCGCCCACAGTCCGCACCTTTCGGCACCAGCCCAAGCGCCTGCCACAACAGCAGGTGACCGTTCTCTCCCCAGCGACCCGGTACTTCCTGGTCCTCTGCTCTCAGCGGGGGGTGCTGTCCTACTTGACCAGCCAGTAGCTAGCCACCTGCTTGATGCCGCGCTTCACCATCTGCGACCTGATGTCGTGCCCTGCCTGGCGCAGTTCCAGCACCCTGGCAGCGAGGCGATTGCACCCGAATTCACAGAGCGCGTCAAGAGGCGTAAGACGTTTGCCCTTCTTTAGCGCTGCCAGGATTGCCTCATTCTGTGTCATGTCATCCCCTGTATGTTGGTGAAAGGTGGCGGGTTGTGCAGTTTCCTGCCCGCCGCAGGCTGGGGGCGTTCCTCTTTCCAGCGTTGCACTGGTTGTGCCGACTGCACGCGGGATTGAACGATAGCGCCGGCAATCGTCCAGCGCAAGGCTACCCGTGCGCCAGACAAGCAATTGTGCAAAAAATGAAACGCAGCGACTAGACGAGCATTGCTGGCCGTCATACGATTGAACCTCACTTCAACAGGGGGCAGCATGAAAAAACTCATCACTTTGTATCCGATTGCGACAACCGAGGAAGCCCGCGTGGGCGTTGGTTTGGCTTTGGTCGACGATAAAGGCCGCTATGTTAAAGGCGACATAACCTGGCGCGACTACGACCGGCAAGCGGCGCTGACTGACGGCACCGTTGGGATATTGAAAAAATACTGGTTTGGTTTGACGAACAAAACTATTTACTGGCTCGAAGTTAAGGAGTCAGCATGATCGGCCGCGCAGTACCTCGCAAAGGCTTGACCGCGCCCAGAACGCTGCAGCAAGCATTTGGTCCATATGCAGAATGGCCGCGAGATCATGACAAGATGGACCGCTTTATCGGGCGGTTTTGCGTTGTTATCTTTATTTGCGCTATTGGCGCAGTTCTTTGGGGTTATTGATGACTACACCACAAGTTTACGTTGCAATCAGCAACGTCATGGCTGGCCTGGCGCGAGCCGGGATCGGTAAGGTTCGCAAGAACGAAGCGCAGGGCTACAAGTTTAGAGGCATCGACGATGTCTACAACGCGCTCGCGCCGCTCATGGCAGGCGAAGGGTTGTGCATCCTGCCAAAATGCCTTAGCCGGTCTGTGAGCGAGCGGCAGAGCGCCCGAGGCGGCGTGTTGTTCTGCGTAGTGGTGGACGTAGAGTTTACGTTCGCGTCGTCTAAAGACGGTTCCAGCGTCACCGTGCGGGTGCCTGGCGAGGCAATGGACAGCGCAGACAAGGCAACCAACAAGGCTATGAGCGCAGCGTTCAAATACGCCTGCCTGCAAACCTTCTGCGTTCCAACGGAGGGCGACAATGACGCTGACGCGCATCACCCAGAAGTTAAACCGGTTGAGATAAACATTAATCTGCAAAACGCTGCAATCGCCGCAGCAAAAGCAGGCCGTCCAGCATTTGCAGACTTCTGGTCCAGCGCCTCGCCGTCGCAGCGCAGCGAACTAAAGCCGCAGCTGGAAACATTGAAAATGCTGGTTGAATCTCAGGAGTCAAAATGAACTTTGCCCCCCAAGGTAGCGGCGCTTGGCTAAACGCCCGCGTAGGCAATCTGACCGCCAGCAATATGGCGAAAGCAATGTCGTTCCTAAAGCCCGACAAGCAGGGCAATGTCCGCAGCAGTGAGGAACGCAACAAGCTCATCATTGATATTGTTGCGCAACGCATGACGGGCGACCAAACGCCCAATTTCGTCAATGACGCAATGAGGTGGGGCATTGAGTACGAGCCGCATGCCAAGGCAACCTGGCAGGCAAAAACCGGGATGCTCATTGAAGATTGCGGCTTTATCCTGCACCCGACAATTGAACACTTTGGTGCGTCGCCTGACGGCTTTGTTGCTCAAGACACTGTCATTGAGATTAAGTGCCCGACCAGCTCGACTCATGTAGGCTGGCTGATGAAGGACGAGTTCCCCGCGCAGCACAAGCCTCAGGTGCTAGCGCAACTGGCCTGCACTGGCCGCACCAGCGCAATCCTAGTCTCTTACGATCCGCGTATGCCATTTGGTCAGCGTATGGCAACCTGGCATTGGACGCCTGCGGAAGATGAGATCAAGGATATTGAAGCAAAGGCGCAGTCTTTTCTTTACGAAGTTGAGCAATTGTTTGCGAAAGTTACAGCATGACCTCCGAACAAAAAGCCGCGCATACTCGAATGGCTACTAAGTTGCACCGATATATTTATCGTAAGCTAACCGCCGAAGCGCCGGAAAACAAACCGGTTGGCATTATTAAAGAGCGCAATCCTCTTTATGTGCAAATTGAGCAATTGCTTGATGAGAAAAAAGGCACCAGCATTCAAAGGCTAGCCAATCAGTTAGTCGTAGAAAAACACCTTGTCGTTCGCGCAATGACGGAACTAGTGCGAGAAAAACGCATCCTTAACTTAAGCGAAAAAGGCAAAGTCGGAATGTTTATCGTGCTAAAGCCTAAACAAAAGAATGTTTGGGGACATTGATGTCTGACGAAGCAGACAACGCTAACGATCAAGCTGCGCAAACGCTTGAAAGTTATATTAATGAAGTCAGAAACCGAGCTAAAACAGGGCTGGCAATCATGGGGTTTTGCTGGTTTTGTCAGGAATCAATTCGCAATCAATTGTTTTGCTCAGTTGAATGCAGAGAAGATTACGAAAAAAGATTAAATCTTAATAGGATAAGTGGAAATGGATAACGCACCAGATCAATTTGCGTTAACCGTTAAAGATAAGTTGGAGCGATACCTTGCCAAACGCAAAACGCCCATGACTGTGCAGATGATGGCAAACAGGTTCATGGTAGACCCTAAGACCATACGCACGGCGTTAAGCGGCATCTCAGGGATGGTAGTGGTAACCATCGGACAAACACATTGGTACCGGAGAAAGACATGACAGCAGCAGACTTGGAGAAGAACATCCTGCGCGATGAGATTGAGCGTCTGACAAAGGCTCTGCACTACGAGCAGCACTGGCTGAGTCGCATCGGGACGCATGGTCCCGGCTGTTGGTCGTGGGGACCGGCTCATTATGAATGTGCAGTTAAGGAAATTAAAGACGCAGAAAAGAAACAGCCGGTGGCGTGGCACTACACTAACAACGGCGGCGGTAGCGCGATGCACTGGGGTCCGTCGGCAAAACTGGATGCAGACATTCAGACTGCAAAGGACTACCCGCGCGCGCATAGAGTGACGCCGCTCTACGCAGCCCCGCCCCCTGCGCTAGCGCCCTGCCGTTACCCAGACTGCGTAGACAACGGACCGGACGGCAAATGCGCCCTTGACGAACTCCGCGCTGCGCTGGCAGAGCCGGAGCAAAAAACAAAAGTTGAGGCCGAAACAGAGTACAACATTGGCTTTAAAGCCGGCTGGGAAAAAGGCTGGCATTATGGTTCTATGGTCGAGAACTCGGCATGCGCCCGAATTGTCGAGCGTAACGCTGAAATCTGTGTTCATAGTCTCACATTGTGGGATGTACTGAATGCAAACGCACTTGCCATTCGAGCAAGGAGCAATATCAATGAGTAGTGACGTCACCAGCACTGAGGCCCGGCGTGAGCTTACGAAGAAGCTGGTTAAGGCTATGGGCAACCGCAGATGGTGCAGTTCATGCCAAGTTGATCAGCCGATTGAAAAAGGAGTGGCAACAAAATATCGCTGGATTTGCCAGTTTTGCGCAGTGAGGAGACGGAAATGACGCCGCTGATTCAAAAAGCTGTTCGCATGGCACCCGAACCTGAAACTGCAATGTGGTTTGATGTTGGCCAGATAGAGCGTTGGGAAGGTGGATCAGTTGAAAATGATATCGTGCTGAATCTGCCATTTCCGCGCACCGGCATTGTTGGGCTAGATCAGGCCGGCAAAGACTTTGCGTTGTGGCTAACGCAAGGCACCGGTTCTGTTGCGGTAGGTGGCGCGTCAATGTGGCACGGAACGTACATGAAACCGTTTGCTTATCTGCGAACAGACGACGGCCTTCGTTATTATGAGAAAGACAAGGAAATTAAACAGGAGGATGTACGGCCAGCGTTTCGTATGGTTTGCGCCGTTCTTGTGAAACTAGCCGGGCAGTCGCAGACAGCCTATAAGCCTCTTGCCATTGATTCATTTATCAATCGAAAACGAGCGGCAAAAGGGAAAAGCCCGATTAGCTTTGACTGGCATACCGTTGAGATCGGGCCAAAACAGGTCAAGAACTCGCCGCAGGGCGGCACCCATGCCAGTCCACGATTGCATGATCGTCGGGGGCATTGGAGGACTTGCAAGGATGGCGTAAGGAAGGTTTGGGTCAAGGCTTGCAAGGTAGGCGACGCAAGCAATGGCGTTGTATTCAAAGACTACAAAGTAAAAAATGACACAACGCGCCAAGCTTGATAAGGATTTTGTCCGGATGCAGGCCGAGCGTATGACGCATCTTCTGCAGCAACGTGCTGCACTGCCCCGTGAGGATCTTGAGTATCTTGTCGAGCGGGTTGCCAGGCTAAAAGATGTACGGATGCAAATGTGCGTGGCTGAATTGATCGGTTGGTCAGACGATACCCGCGCAGAAATTGAGACCTTCGTTGCAATAGCCATTGAACTCATGAAAAGCGCTAGTGTCAGCAGTTTGCGCAGTGCAACAAAAACAGTAGAACTTCGATATCTAATTAAACAGGCCAAACAGTCGTGAAAAAAGATTCAACAAAAGCGGCAGCAGTTGACCCAGGTTATAACTGGTTGCCAATGACTACCTGCCCGACCGGCGTAAAGGTTCAACTGCTAAACGCTAGCGGCGTTGCGGTCTATAGCGCCTACAACGGCTCGCCAGGCTTTTGGCGCGGCTGGGCACCATTGCCGACACTTAAAAAATAGGATAGAAATGATTAAACTTGTATGGGCAACGCCTAACATTGACCAGCAGATTGCGTACATTGCGCGAGTCAGCAACCCGCAAAATCAAGACAATCCAAACATCGAAAAACTGCTAGGCTATATGATGCAGCACGGCCACGTTTCACCTTTTGAAATGGCAAGCGTCTGCATTGAAATAAACACTACCCGCGACATCGGCCGGCAGATTTTGCGGCATCGGTCATTCAGCTTTCAGGAGTTCAGCGGCCGCTACCAATCGTTTGATAAACTTGCAGCACCGCAGCTGCGCGAGTGTAGACTGCAGGACACTCAGAACCGGCAAAACAGTCTTGAATGCGACGACGCAAACAAGCAGTCAATATGGAACGATATTCAGAATCAAGTAGTAATGCAAAGCACTAACTTTTATGAATATGCTTTGAGTCAAGGGATTGCAAAAGAAGTCGCTAGATCAATACTGCCTGAAGGATTAACCGCCAGCAGGTTATACATGGCTGGCACTATGCGTAGTTGGATTCATTACCTTAAACAAAGATTGGATCAAAGCACACAAAAAGAGCATAGACAAATTGCAGAACAAATATCAGAACTGCTGCACTCACTTGCACCCATCACAATGAAAGCAACTAATGGAATATGACAACACAAACCGTGGCATTCTTAGCCGCAATGAGCGTAAAGAAAAAGACTCGCACCCCGACATGAAAGGTACTATCAACATTGATGGTGTCGATTATTGGCTGTCTGGTTGGACTAAAACCAAGAAGGACGGTAGCGGCAAGTTTCTTTCGTTGAGTGTTGAACCCAAAGAACAAAAGATTGCTGCAAAGCCTGCAGCAAAGCGACCGTCAAAGGTTGAAGATATGGACGACGATATTCCCTTTTGATTATCTAAGCAGCATAGATTCTGCCTGCCGCCTGCGAGTCAGGCCAGGCAGAATTCTACCCGCAGCCTTATTCCACTTCAGTATCTCTGCCGCAGCGCCATCCCAGTCGCTCGCAATCACGCGCTTACGCAGCGTCGATATCCGATAGTTCCCTAGTCCGCAGTTGTACGCGAACGAAATTAGCGCCGCCAACCGCCGCGCAGGCTCGCGCACAATGTTGGGCGATAGGTTGATGACGCCCGCCTCAAAACGCGCTAGATCGACTTGTAGCGCGTTCTCAGCCTGCGCTGCTGTCCAGATAGTGCCCGGTGCAATTCCCGGCCCTGTAGAACCGTAGCCAATCGTCCAAGGATGCGAGCCGGTTGCTGGGTCTGGGTAGGCTTGACAACTACCGTCAGGCAGGCGCCTATGGTATCCCTCAAACGGCTTTACCAGCGCATTGCAGGCTAGGACAATTGCATGATTCACTTCTGGTATTTCTCAATGCTTCGACCAACGAACCAGAAAGTTAATATCATGTTTAGCATTGCAAAATCGTTGATATCCCAATTACCGGGCAATATGTCTTTCCACGCTGCGCCATTGCTCATTGCGTAAACAATGGCCGCAATCTTGACCGACATATACAAACCAAAAACCAGATAAGTGATTAGCGGACGGACCAGCGCAGAGATTGCAGACACCCATTTATATGATGACGCTGCAGTCTTTGATTGCTCATCAAATGCAGATTTTATTGCATCCAACTGCGCGGTTGAATGCTCAACGTATTTCTCTTCCATCCGAAAAGTTCCGCGTAACTTCTCTAGATCCGTTTGAAGAGTAAACATAGACAATTCATGCTGGCGTTCGTTTTTCTTGTCTAGCCATTTCAGCACTTCAGGAGCGAGACGAAACAAACCGCCAACCAACGAACCAAACAATCCGCCAGATAGAATATCAAGCATAGTTATCGCATCATGTAAATGGCAAATACAACTGTCGCAACAAAAGCAACCACTCCTATTGCAATAAACGCATCAACTAAAGTCATTTTGATATTACCTTTGCGCCGAATTGAATAATTGCAAACAGCACTACTGCAATAGCCCAAGCGCCAATCCCTCGATTGATCCAGCGTTCAACTTTAGAATCAACTCTAGACAAAGTTGCTTCATTAACCGCTATACGCTGTTCAGCCGCGCCAATTCTTTCACCCTGCGCTGATTGACGTTCTTCAAGCAAAACCAGCCGCAAAACAGCATCAGTTAATTTATCAACTTTGTTTTCAAGACGGTTAAAATCTTCTTGACTTGGCTGGGACATTATTTGTCGCTTTAATTAAAGAGATTGAAACGAAACCAGTTTTGATGCCCAGCCAACGGTGCCGCCAGTAACGGAAGAAGAAACATCTCCTGTTGCACCAGGCGGCGTATTTAGTTTATAAAACACATTACATTCTTGTTCTGACCTTGAGGCAGTAAATGCTTGCAAAAAGCCAGACGGTATTCCTTGTGTATAAGCAACCCTATTCCCAACAACATCAATTAACACGCTTGTGTTAGTTAATGTTATTGATGTTGCAAGCGCCGGAGTTGCCGCACCAGAACTCCACGCTCCGTCAATTGGAGACGCACCAGAATTTACATCTCCAAACGAAGCAATGCCGCCGGCAACGGTTGTCGAGCCGGTAACCGTCCAAGTCCATGACGTATCGCCCGCAACAAAGTACCGATAATAAACAGAAAGCGCATCAGTAACTCCGGACAATGCTTGAGTAACCCCGAGTTTTGTCCAGCCTGTAACGGTTGGATCTCCTGTTGCCGCCATCAAAACGGAGGCAAACATTAAATCGCCAGCCAAAGTTCCCGTTGGGGCCGGCAATGTAATTGTCGTTGATCCTGTTGTGCTTGTACTTGCTGCGCGGAAGAATGCCCCTCCAGTAACATTTGGCGGCAATCCCAGCATCATGTGAGAGATTCCACTCATGACACATTCCCAGATATCACGCAAACAGTGCCACTGATAAACAGAATTGTTGCTACTCCTCTTGTGGCTAACGAAACTGTAGCTCTATCAGCATCAGTGCCAGCAATATATGCAGTTGTAATTGTGCAGGTAATTGTTATTGCTGCCGCAGTGTTATTAAATACAGAAACTATATCGCCTTCAGCAAAGGTAGCGGTAGGAATGGTTATTGAACCGCCAGTTCCAACCTGTACATATTTGCCAACGTCAGCAATTGCCAAAGTATAAGAAGCGGTTTTAGTTCCAACTGCAGGAATGTTTCTGTAACCTACAGTCATTGTTTCTGCAGGAACTGTAACCGTATAATTGGTTGCAGAAGCATTGGCAGAAGTAAATGTCGTGTACCCGGTAGAACTGCCTTTAAGCAGAATTCCCGAGGCGGTAAAACTTTGTGCAGCGGTAAAAGTTGTTGCAGTGCCTGGCGCCACATAGTCAGTGCCAGCAGTCGCCGCGCTGATTGCAGTGCCGTTGCCTTTAATGACGCCGGTGATAGATGTAGACAGCGTAATTGCAGGCGTCGTTGTGGCCGTTGCAACCGTGCCGGCAAATCCATTGGCCGATACAACTGATACGCTGGTGACCGATCCACCTGCGGCTGGTGTATACGCCTCCCAGGCTGTAGCGCCAGCGTTGATACGAATAGACTGTCCAGCAGTCGGCGTTACTGTAGAGTATGTATTTAAAGTATTGGCAACAGGAATCGAAAGCGCAGCAATAGTAGACAGACCAGTTCCGCCGTTAACAACAGGCACCGTTCCAGTGCTGGTTAAGTTTTTGCTGGCGTCTGTAAATACTGGTTTTGATGCGGTGAGATTGGCAATGTTTAGGTTGCCGGAGGAGTCGAGACGCATCTTCTCAGTCAAAGCCCCTCCATTTAAGGAAGTGCTAAATCCTATATAAGTATCGTCTGTACCTCCACCGCTAGACTGCACTCCAAATGATATTTTGGATTTGCCAGCAACAGCGTTAGAAAACTCAATGCCTGAACCGCCATCTAATGCATTAGACAACTTTATTGCTGTTGAATCTAGGCTAGTTGTAGCTGCAACACTGTTTCTTACTTCTAACTTACTTGAAGGCGAGGCCGTCCCGATCCCAAGGTTCCCACTCGCATCCAGCGTCATTGCCTGCGTGAACGTTATTGGATCGCCTGCAGTGCCGGAGGGTGCGTTGAACCATTGGAAACTACCGCCAGAAGCCGCTCGAAGAAGGGATGCAGCGTTTGTAGTTTTGTAGACTGTATTGGTGCCGTTAAAGTAGGCGTTGTTGAAAAGATCTGTCTGGCCCGAACTACCTACTAGCGCAGATGAAGTGCCTACATCCAGCGCACGAAAACCTGCTGCCCAAGCACTCGGCGTTACCCCTAGCCCGAGGTTGCCGGAGGCATCCAGCGTCATCGCCTGCGTGAACGTTATTGCGTTGCCTGCAGTTCCGGAGGGTGCTGTGAACCACTTATGAGTGCCGGCACCAATTTGATATTTGGCAGCAGTGTTGGCGCTAACTCGGTACGTTTCTACGTTGCTGGTATTTTGATAAGAGTTAAACGAAAACTCTGCAAGCCCGGAAGCGTTTTGATAAATACCTGCATAATTACCAAACTGAATTGCTTTAGCTGAAGCACTCCAAGCACTCGGCGTTACCCCTAGCCCGAGGTTGCCGGAGGAGTCGAGGCGCATGCGTTCAACACCGTCATTAGCTGTATTTCGTCCAGACCAGAACGCAAAAGCACTAACGCCAGCAGGTTGGCCTATAACCCAATCTTCAATACCGGTCTGCGTAACTAGCAATTGCGAACCGGTTGATCCACTAGCCGAAGTGCTGCTTACAATACCTCTTGTCGGGGAAGACGCTACAGTTTGCAACTTTGAACCCGGCGAACTCGTCCCGATCCCGAGGTTGCCGGAGGAGTCAAGGCGCATTTGCTCAACAGTTCCGTCGTTTGTGTACCAAACGAATGGCGGATTAACTGTAGAACCTCCAGTAATAAATGCAGAAACAGTATTAGTTGCGCCAAGAGTCAATCGGCTGTTGTTAGCTCCCGTATCAGAAAAATAAGCCTGCAATCCGGTTTGAGAAATAGCGCCAGATTTCGCAACATGTAATTTAGTTGAAGGTGAACTCGTCCCAATCCCGAGGTTTGTCCCATCAAACACCAGCGCACTACCACTAGCCAGCGTACCCGTGCCGCTTGCGTAGACAACACCGTTGGCAGTGTAGGAAGTAAGCCCGGTGCCGCCGTTGGCCGTAGGGAGAACGCCTGTAACACCCGTAGTGAGCGGGAGCCCCGTGAGGTTCGTAGCTACGCCAGAAGCCGGAGTCCCAAGGGCAGGCGTAACCAATGTCGGGCTGTTGATTGTGGGGGATGTTGCGAGCACTACACTGCCCGTACCCGTCGTACTACCACTCAACCCACCAAGCACAAGCGCAGCAGGTGTAACTTTATAGGTAACCGCCCCATGCACAATAGGCACAGCATCCGCAGTAGCCCCAACATTAGCTTGAGCTAAAGCGGGTAGTTCAGAAATTTTGATATCAGCCATGTTTCATCCCGTAGTCAAAATATCAAAACTCTCAGTAATTAACTGGTCACCAGACTCTGTAATCAAGTCTTGCTCAAGCAATACCGTGACCGTACCCACATACCCTACTGCAACCAACGCATTCGGTGTTAGACCCGTATCGAAGGATCTGGCACCACCCACCGGGTTCCAACCCCACTGGAACACCCTACTACCCTCACCGATTTCACCATCAGACAACAACCCAGACTGGTAGTAGCTCTGATCGGGACGCGGTTCACGCAGCGCCTGTGGGTCATCTACCGGATACATCCCCAACTGCAACTGCGGTTGATCTGGTTCCCAGCACTCCGAACAGACCTTAATGTTGACCTGCTTGGTCTTGATGATTAGCTTCTTGAGGTCTTTAAGCTTAACCCGGATACCGCACCTATCGCACTCCGCGATAGCTCGTTTACCTGAAGCAAACCGATTAGCCATGCTCAGCCAATGAACATGTTACGAGGCACAAAGCGCACAGCCGCTTTCTCTCGGTCCTCACCAGCAGCCAAATCAAACTGCTGTTCGTATTCTTGCTTCAACGTAGCCAAACGCTCCGTACCTTCAGGGATCTTCATAGCCAGATAGTACGCAAGCCCAGACACCAAGCTTGGGTAGAACCGGAAGTTCATGTCAGGCGTTTCTACGCCAGAGCCAGCGTTTTGAATGCGCCGAAGCCGCCAGTACACGAAGTAGTAGTAAGGGCTAAGTGCCGTGCCTTGATCCGGTGTAGGCCACACAGTGATCTCGGGGTTGTCCCGAAGCCGCTGAACCCATACTTGGATGGGCCTTGCCTGTTGCAGCTTATTGGGGATCGTGGCGTAGGTAGATACGCTGATGCGCGTGATCGTCAGATCCGACTGTGTAGCAACCACCCCAGAACTTGTACGGATAACGTGCTCTAGGATGTCAATCGTATCTGCAGGTAGATCGTATGTATTGGTGCCTTGAACAAGCGGAATAGACCCCTGTTCAATCGTCCACATGTTGATGCCACGATTCGCCCACTCGATAGTGAGCAGATTCATACTGCGGCGAGCCGTCCGAAGATCATAGCCCGAGCGCATCTCACGCCCTGCACGTTCAAACGCTTCTTCAGCGATCTCCGTGAAGCTCATGTCAAAGTCAGCAACACCCGTAGTAGCCATCAGATCCCCGCTGTTTTTGCAGACTGTCTAAACGCTTGGGCAGTCGGAGCGCCCTTTGTACCCGGCTTACGCATCTTTTCACCACTACCAGCGGCAATTCTTGCCCGTTTAGCATTGATGTTGTCGTAAAGACCGACCTGACCACCTTCAGCATACTGCGTGAAATCAGTATCATCCCGTCGCGCAGTACGTTTGCCTTTGGGCATCTTGCTGGGATTGATGTCCCCCATACCGCGACTGGCTCTCATACCATTCTACCTTTTGTTTTGCCACGCTGAGCAATCCCATCCCCACGAGTAGCCTTGACCTTACCCCCCTTACGATACAACCCCGCAGGAGGGGTCATACCTGAAGAAGTGGGGGAGTCTACGCTTGCTTGTACTGCTTGCGGTTGTTGGGGTGCTGCCATTGTGCTGAAGGGGTACGTCGGGCTTTGCGGCTGTTGAGGCCGCGTAGATGCCTGTGGTTGGGGCAGCACTGCCGCTGCCTGCGCGGGAGGCGCAGGGTTAATGTTCACATCCCCACCATAAGCATAGCGTTTCATGGTCAGCACATCTTTCCGCGAGTCTTACCTCTGGACGCAATACCGTCACCACGACTAGAAGCAGAGGAGACTTTACCGCCTTTAGCGTAAGCCTTGACGTTACCGCCCTTACGGAACACAGCACCCGTAGAAGGGGCCGGTCCAGATACAATACCGCCGGTGGGATTGTATTGAGTGTTTTGAGAGCTAGTTCCAATTCCACCCCCAGTAGGGGCCGGTCCAGTTCCAAACCCCCCCGCAGCAGGGGCGACGTTTCTCGTTTGGGCTAGATTTTGCTCTCGAATTTTCAATTCTGCCAATGATTGTTGGGCTGCTGCATTCATTGCTGTTTGTTGGGCTGCTGAAGGCACCATACCGGGAGCCTGCGTACCGGGAGCCCAACTCACAGAAGAAGGCGAATTTGGCTGCCGCCCCGCCGCCTCAGCGCCCCCAGTAGTAGCGGTAGCGGGGTTACCCGCATACGCGCCACTTTTAAAAGTCGCATTTTGTGCCCTCTCGTTAGCCATCAACTGGTTTGCACGATTAAGAGGGTTGGGAGGGGTGGGAGCCATAGGAGTGTTAATTCCAACGGGGGGACGCCCACCGGGGGGACGATACGTATTGTTCATGATTAGCAAATCCTTCCGCGAGTCTTACCTTTGGTTGCAATTCCGTCACCGCGACTAGAAGCGGAAGAGACCGAGCCGCCTTTAGCGTAGCGTCCAGTCATCCGAATCTCATCCAGTTCCATATCCCGCGCCGATTCGCTACGAGTTCGCCCCCGTTTAAAGGGTGCGGGCTCACGCAAGCCCTGCTTGGTTGAACCCGATTTAGCTGCCTCTGCCGCTGCCGATTTAGCTGCCGCTGCCTCTGCTCTACCAGAACTACCCAAACTTCCGAGAAATTTACCTGCGCCACGAGCCAAACCGCCTGCAGTCGGCCCTGCAACAGCATCAATAGAGGCTAAAGGACTACTTCCGGGGAAGCCTCTAGCAACACTCCGTGCCGCATTCTCTATACGCTCGTTAACGCTCAAATCTGATTTGGACTTCTCCCCTGCATTAGGCGTAAGCGAGGGAACCCCATAAGTGTCCGGTGCCGCACTTTTGCTACGAGTTGGCGTAACTTCGGTCTTCTCAGCCTTAGCCTTTACAGGCGAAGCAGCACGGCGAGTAGCAGGGCGATTCATGCCCTCCAGCGCAGATTCCATATCATCATCAGAGGCTTCACCCTCCATACGCCGTTTAACAGCAGCCATTGCACGAGCGCGGGTTGCATCATCAATTGCCATGTCGTTCTCCTTAGCACTTACCGCCACGGGTCATCTTGACCTGCGTAGCTTCAGTCTTACCCTTCTTAGCCACCCCGTCAGCAGACTTGGTGAACCCACCTTTAGCCATCATTGCCGGTGCAGCAGGGCGAGGAGCCATCATGGCAGGCGCAGCAGGACGCCGGGGAGCAGGAGCCCCTTTACGAGCCATAAGAGCGGCAAGAGCTTGCGGACTAAGACCCCCACGGCCGCCCGCAGAAGCACCCATACCCGGACGGCCACGCGCAGCGGGGGCAGTAGGGGGCATCATCGGCATCCCACCATCAGCAAACTTCTTTTTAGCCATATCGCCACCTTCTTAAAAGTTTTTGACCTTAACTTCTACCAGTCCACCCACGAACAGTCTCAGTCTCCCAGATCCGCAACCCGGTCCAGAGAATCGTAAACAACGCAGCAACAGCCGGGAGAAAGTCCACAAGAGCACCTACTACAGTAGCGATGGACAATGCATCCACTACCTGCTTAGTAACTTCATGAGAGTCCGTAGTCATCTCAGCACTTCCATGCGCGCAAGGATTTATTGATGCGACTGTTAGGGTCGTTAGCCGTTTTGGCGCTAGTCAGCTTCTTTTTCATACCGGACATTCGGGCACAGAAGGAGTCCTTGCGACTCCCGCCCTCAGGCTGTGGAGCCTTCAGCCCCGGCTTACCGGGGTTAGCAGCGTTGTAGGAAGCCCGTCCTTTGGCATTCAAACCACCCTTCTCGGACTTACCTTCCTTGCGCTGCCATGCGGCGGTCTTAGGCATAGAACACTACAGCCGTTGTGGCTGTACCGGACACCGTGGTGTGTATAGAAGTGGCGCAAAGCACCCCTTCAGCCGGGATCAGCACGTTAAACGGTGTCCCAGAAGCCAGCGTAGCGGTAGAGATAATGACCGTACCGCTAGCCCCGCCATCCCGAATAACGACAGTACCCGCTGCGGAACCGGGAGTAACCAGCACACCCCGCAAACGAGCCCTGCCGTTATACACAGTAGCCGTAGCATCCACATACGCCGCTTTTACATCAGTCTGCATAGACATGATGCGCTCCTAATTAAGTAGCGGTCGTGACGTTGGTCCAGCCCGTGGTGCCGTTGGTGTTGACGTACAGGCGAGTGCTAGTGCTTGAACCGTCCGTACGCATATACAGCGAACCTTGAGCAGCGGACATCGTGGGAACCCCGGAACCGACATAGATGCCCAGACCAGCCGTGCTGGTCATCAGAACCGCCGCATCACCGCCAGCAACAACCGCAGTCGCGCTGTCGACGGTAACCGTGCCCGTAGCAGTGATCGTGGTGGCGGCAACAGCGCCAGTGATAGAACCGATAAAACCGTTGGTGGAAGTTACCGGCCCAGAAAACGTCGTCGAGCTCATTGAAGCCTCACATGCGAGTGTGGCATATCAGTCTGCATGTCGTCAGCCGGGACTGTCTGATACACCGGAAAGCCCGGAATGTCTGCAATATACACCTTTTTTGCGGCTTGTCAACAATAAAAAAGGGGGCCGAAGCCCCCTCTCGCATAGCCCGCTTGTGGCGAGCTACTGGTTCAATTTAGGTCGAACCGGACGAGCCGAACATACCCAATGGGTCTGACCAGCCGAAGCTATAACGCTCGCGGGACTTGTAACGGACATTACCCGTGTCAAAGTCACCATCCATGTTATTAGTCATCGGTGTACGCACAAAGTGCTTCAAACCGTTAGGCACGTCTGTGCAGATGAACCAAGCGTTGGTGTCAGTCAAATAGTTGTTGACGGTGTAACCCCCGGGGATTGAACCGTTGTTTTTCAACGCATTGATGTCGTTGTCAGCAGTGCCAACACGCAGACCAGTTTCCAGCAAGCGAGTAGCAACGAATTGCAACGCAGGTGGAACAATCAGCTTACGAGGTTTAGCAGCGATCAACAGACCACGCTCATCCGTCCAAGCAGCGATCTGAATAACGGAGGCTTCCAAAGAAGTCTCGTTCAAATCAACTTGGGTCGAAGGAGTGTTGGAGTTAACACCACCGCCTACGGTTGGGTGCGAAGTGCTAAACAAAGGAACGCCATCACCACCGTAATAAGCGGAAGAGTTGGTGAAACCGTTGTTCAAAACAGCCGCAGCCTTGGTCTGCTTGGTATACGCCATAGCGCGAGCCAAAGACTTGGTGTAGCGTGAAGACAAGCTGTCGTACAGATTATCTTCGATCGCTTCTTCAGTAATACTGAAGCCAAGGGCGATGGTTTCGTGCGTGTAGCGGGTAGAGAAAGCTTCCTGCGCGTTGTCATAAGCGATGGCAGAACCCTCACTCTTGATAGGTGCAGCCGAGAAGCCAGACAGCTTGGTTTCTTCTTCAAAGGAACGCTCAGAGGTTTCAGTCTCGTAGATTTCCTTGTGTTGCTCACCGTAGCGAGCGTACTCCATGCCAAACAAAGCGTTCAAACCGGGGAGGAGTTCTTTAAGTAGTTGTGCGCGTGAAATAGCCATGATTTAGCTCCTTACAAACCGACGTTGTTTAAATACGAGTGAGCACTGGGGTTGAACTTAACCAACACATCAGTGAACGCATCGCCGATTGCCGAGAAGCCTTGAACCTCAACAAAGCCCACAATACGGAAAGCCGCAGCAGTGGTTTGCACTGTAGATTCCAAAGCGCTGGTTGAGTTACCAGTTGTAGTGGAACCTGTGCTGGTGCTTTGTACAGCGGCAAAGAAGGTGTTAGTGCCCAAAACGGATTGAGCGCCAGAACCATCTAGCTGTGCTTGGAACGCAACGCTTGGGTCAGTAATAACCTTAGCTGTTACCACACCGGTTGTGCCGGAGGGGTAGTACTGAGAGTTAATCACTTGACCTTGTGCATTGACGTACTGGCAACCGACGAAAACGCCGATCGCACCGATGCCGCTGCCGCCAAGGTTGTTGGTCGTAATGTCGGCACCAGTGGCGGTAGAGATGGCTAAATAGCCGTCCGCGCCAATAATGACCACCTGACCATAGAAAATATTGGTGGCTTCGCCAGCAGGGTCAATCAGAAAAGTCTGAGTTGCACCAGCATAAGGCATGCCATCAATACGGTTAATGGGACGTAGCCCATAGGGAGAAGCTGTAGCTGCCATTTAATGACTCCTAAAATTTATGTACCAGAACCGAAAGTGACTTTCGACTTTTTATCGACGATCATCGCCATATTAGATCGAGCGTCTCTATCACGGAGAAAAGTGTTGTCCACTGATTCCATCTGCATTCTGTTCTTTTCATCGTAGTGTTTCATACGTTGTACCAAAAACTCAGACGGGATGCGGCAGAGCAACAAACCACCCACTTCAATCGTTCCTTTAAAACGACCTTCAGTGGAAGCGTGCATCATGAGCTCAGGATAATCCTCTGCTTTGCAGGGTTCGTATCCTTCGCGTAACTTCGACGAAATGTTGCCCGGATCAGCTACACCCATAGTGCTTGTACGTACCCAACGGTGCGTCCAATCAGGTCGAGGGTCGGGTGATGGCAGAGTTTCAGGCGCACGCCACATCTGTGGGCGCAGCATTTCTACTCTGGTTTCAGAATCACGACTCTTACGGTTTTGTGTTTGCTGTTCCATTATTCATTCCTTCTAAGTAAAGCAACCTGTTTTGCGTATTCTTCTACTGGCACCCCAATACGGCGAGCTATCGCCACTTCGGATGCCTTTAACCGAATACGGTTAGGCGGTGTGCTCCGGGTGGCAGGTGCCACAACGGAACTTGGCTTTGTTGCACGGCGCGTGGTTTCATCCTCGTAAGCCGGTTCTGACCTCTTTCTAGGAGGAGGGTCATATTCTTCCTCGTCGCTCTGGGCATCTTCAAAATGCTCAGGAAATCGTTTACGCATGGTGCTGTCGATTGTTTTGAAGTAATCTGTGCTACCAATATATTCGACACCATACTCTCGCTGTAATTTCTTGTCAAGCCCCAGTGCGGCAGACGTCATTTCTT